TATCCCAAAATTCCACGGTATAATCAACACCGACGGGTCTACCGCGTATATGTCTCGATCTGTGAGTACGCCATCAACTATACCGACATCATTTATTCCAAACGACCACGGAATTACTAAAATTGACGGATCCAGCGCATAAACATATGTATCTGTAAGCACACCGTCAATTATGCTTATATCGTTTATACCGATATTCCACGGTATAACATTGAAATTCCCGCCTTTACGGAAAATGATTACTCCGGCATAAGCCATACCAGATAAACTTTTACTTGCATAGCCAAATCCGGCCATTTTTTTACCGCTTTGTACAACGCCCATCGGCTACACCTCCGCCCATGCGAATAAACGAGTTGGGTATAATGCGCTTTGCGCTAAGGCCGTAACTTCATCGGGAACTATAGTTATGATATCGGTCGAAGTAATAAAACCGCTATCATTGGTCAATTGGCTTGTTTTTGATGGGATATTAAGAGCCGCAATATCAGCAGGTGTAAAGTAATCTACGCCTTTTACTGGTGTCTTACCGTCATTACCGGGAGGACCTTGTGGACCCGTTGCTCCTTGACCTCCTGTCGCACCTGTTTCGCCTGCCGGTCCTCTTTCTCCCGTGTCTCCTTTGTCACCTTTTATTCCCTGCGGTCCTTGACCTCCTGTCGCGCCTGTATCGCCTTTGGGACCTGTTGCGCCTGTGTCTCCTTTAGAACCTGTCGCACCTTGCGGCCCTGGCGCGCCTTGCATAACAAAAATGGCCCAACCTGCCGAAGGCGGGGCCACTGTAAGGCCGTCTTGCATTGCGAAATATGCGTCGCCGCTTGGGCCTCTTACTACGTCATGAGTGTTATATGTATTCCCTTGTATAAAGTCACCTTTAAAATTAATTCCTGCCACACCCGCGGGGCCAGTATCTCCTTTTTCCCCTTGTGGACCCGGTCCTCCAGTTGCTCCGGTTTGACCACGATCACCCGGGTCTCCTTTATCGCCTTTAGGCCCCTGTAACCCTTGTGGCCCTGTAGCTCCCGTATCCCCCTTGGCTCCTGTCGCTCCGGTGTCTCCTGTTTGCCCCGGGTCGCCTTTGTCTCCTTTATCGCCTTTATCGCCTTTATCACCTTGTGGACCTTGTGGTCCAACATCGCCCCGATCGCCTTGTGGCCCTTGCGGCCCCGGAGGACCCTGTCCACCACCTTCTCCGCTTCCAAAAGATAACCATGTTAGTCCATCTTTTGAATATTCAGGTACACCGTCTATTTCGCGAATAAGTCCTATTTTATCGTCGATCGTTTTCACATATTCCATCCCCGGAATTGTAGGAACCGGTACCGTAAAATTAGCTGTTCCGCCTTTTTCAACGCGTATAGTAGCAAGGTTTGTAACCTTTAAATCACTGCCGTACACCGATATATTAAAACTCCCTATACTTTTCATCATTTCGTTAGGTACATCACACATATCAGATACTATCAGTCTTTCAATTCGGTTATTACCCTTGACAAAAATAGCAGTTTTTATAATGTCATCCCAATCAGAACTAAAATCAAAATTTGCAAAAACGAGATTTCGATTACCGGAAGCGACTACTTGTCTATCACTGCGACTGATCCTAAGTCCTGTAATTTTAAATTGCAAATAAATGTTGTTCAATTTTGCACCTCCCTATCTGCCAAAGGCTTGCCATGAAAAAATTACAGAATTACCTATATAATCACCATATATTGTAAATTGCGTTTTAAAAGTATTTGCGCTTATTGTAAACCCACTAGTTGCACGAACTTCTATTCTTGAAGTTGGTTTCCCACTTAAAACCGTATACGTTTTCCCATTAGGATTAGAACATAATAAAGCGTATATTGTACCATCTATATCCGTGATTGTGCTGTAGAGGTATATATATATTGGTGTAAATTGTAAGCTTATTAATGCAGTTGTATAGTCACGGGTTATATTATCACCGGGTGTTGAGTACGCAAACGAATTACTCCCCGTTTGTGTTTTAAACGTTTCAGCCGTTCCAACAAGTCCGAAAATGTTAACTCCCGTTGCAATGTTCCCGGCGATTAAATTAGGCTCCGTCACATCAATGTGGTTGTTTGTATCGCCTTGCGGATAAAACCCCGATACCGGCGGTCTTACTTGAAGCGTTGTATTATCTCGTGCGTATGCGCCGATGATAATACCCGAATTATCCGGCATAGTCCCTATTATCGGTCCAGTATCTACGGTCGCCGTTTTACCGATTAGTATCTGATCGGCTGTTGCGTTGCCTGATCCACCCCCTTCACCCTGCAACACAAAATTTGTTCCGTTGAAAACAATCGTAACCCATGAATCCGCTATACTTTGACCTGCTATTGTCCCGGCACCTCGGCCGTTGACGATAGGATACGCTCCTATGTTTTCGATATTTAAAGTGGCATTTTCACCAATATCCGTATGTAGCTGAACGCGCCCCGCAACTCCGTTGACAAGCTTATCAAGCGTAAAGCCTGATTGTGAAAGCGTAAGTTCTACCGCTGTACCTGACGTTTTACCGAAAAAAGAAAAATGCTTTTTTAATTCGCCTTTAATATCATCGCTAAGCGTCGTTAAGTCTTCTTGTGAAACAAAAATTTCTGATGATATTATAGCTGTTACGTGTTCGGCGCTATCAATTTTCGTTATTATATCAATGCGTTTTTCAACGACTGTTTGGCTGTCATTAGGCGGTATCCATTCAGCTAAGTCACCGGCGTTACCATAGCAATATAAAATTTCGCCTACATCCGGGTCATTTGCAAAAAGAGCCAGCTCCCTATAAAAAAATCCGGCGGATAAGTCATAGTTATTAAAAATACTACCTATTGTAGCCGAACCATCACCATTTATTTTCAAATTCGTTATTTCTAGTGTTATAATTTTATGTATAACGCCTGTTATGTCTTTTATTACCGTTCCCGGTGGCAAAGTGCCATCACCAATAACAATTTTAGTAAATTTTAAGTTTGCCCCAATTTGGGCTTTGGCAAGTAAAAGTTTCCCGGCGTTTGTCATGCCTTGATTTATAAAAGCGCTCATTTTATGCCTCCCAGCCTATATAGTGTACTTCTCGTGTATAATTTCGCGTTATTAGACCAACATTAAGCGGCAATTCGCCGATTAATGCTATCAAAATAGCGTCGAGCCAGGCGCTACGACGCTTTACAACATTAAGCAAAAACATAAATTTGTTGACGTCCACGTTAGTGATACGCGGGTTATTACTTATTACTTTAAAATGATACGGTTGCCCGCCATACTCAAACCAGTTTAGCACCTCGCCGCTACCGAAATACGTAGCGATTACGCGTTCAACCGCCCAATCCGTGCCTAGATGTGCGTAAACATCATCAGAATCAAGTATAATTTGCCGCTTTACATCAATTGGCGCGGTTCGATCGTACCAAATAACATTAAGTTCTAGCGCGAGCTCATCCAAGTCCGGTTCGGGCAAATTGGGGATTTGATCCCAAACTGAAAATAATCTTATTTTTTTATATATCTCGGGTATTAATTTACTTATACCGTCAGATAAAGCCTTTACAGCGTCGTCATTTCGCATGAACGGGGGAAGCAGTTTAATAAAATCAAGGTCATTTAGCTGCATATGTTGCCCCTCCGACTATTGCATGATGAGAAACGACTAAATTACCGCTAAATTGCCCAACTTCCGTATTTCCGACCGCTATAAACGATGGCGCGGTTACATCTACCCTTACCGCGCCTTTTAAACCATTTGCCCAATCAGGCGCTAAGATATATTTTCTAAGTTCGTCCGGATTTATATCGCGCCCAAGCTTTTCCATTTGCCATGCTATGTACCTTTCTATGGCTCCGCTTTCACCTTCAACCGTCTGTACGACATCAACCTCATCGAGCATATCCATATAATAGACAAGCTCAATATCAAAAGGGATTTGAGTGGGTGTAGCAACCGTCACATAATCCGTTTGCGGCCTTATTCTTTTGTCGTTTAATGCCGTCAAAATCGTATCTTTTACGTTTTCGTCCGGAAGCGTTCCGCCTATCATAAGCGGCGTGATTTGAACAACGCCCGGTTCGGGTGAATCAACATCGACGTCGATGATATCCGAATCGGCGGTAAGCGCGTAATATCTGTACGCACCCGACGGCCCCGCTACTGAAAAACTTGCGGGCGCAAGTCTTATACGTTCACGATAGCGGCTGTCGCCTTCGATAGAATACGGCTCGCCGTCATCACCGCTAAATGTCGTTTTTATATTTTCGACTTTTGCGATAAAAGGTATAAGGTCAACAAGCGACACCAAGCTGCCTGCGGGAAAGCCGTTTAACGCGCTCCCGTGGCTTATGCTGGACGCCGGAACCTCGATATATTCACCGCCGGCGTCTAGTACCTCCGCTTCATCGGTCGTAAAAACGATATTACCGTCGATTGTCGCTACTCTCGTGCTTTTTGGGATAATGATATTAAAAATCTGCGGTTCGGATACTGTAAACCGTATCATTGTTTGTGCTGATTTTGGTTCAAGCCTTGGAGTTCCCGTCCGCTCGCCTAAAGCGTCAAGGATTGCGCCGCTTGCATACCTAAGCATTTTTTGTTTTGCGGTCTCGTTCATCGTCATATACAGCGCAATAAAAACAAGCGCGAGAGCGTCGCTAAATATCCTACGTTCATCACCCGGATATAGCGGCTCCTTTATGTACTCTTCTAAAGACAAAATAAGGTTTTCATATATTTTTTTTGCGTCTGTTTCGTTAAAAATCACATCTAACATTTTTATCGCTCCCTGATATCTACTTCAAATTTGAACAGCCCATCCATCGAATAATTAAATACCGAAACATCACTTATATTTATGCGCGGTTCATATACCCTGATTGTATCTTCAATTTCAGTCCTCAAAAGTGGCATGGCCGCGCCGCTTGGTTTATCTATAAGTTCGGCGGGTAATCCTCTAAGTCTATCAAGCGGGATTTCGCCGCGTATTATCGACATTAAATTTTTGGCGCATATAGCGGGTCTGCCGTTTCCTATGCTGATCATTTTAACCCCCCAGGTGTATTAAAGATGTTTGCGCTGCTCAACTGCGGTTGTTGTAAGACATTTTTTAATGGGTTTTCCGGCGTTTTGATGTTTTTTTCTTCTGGAATATATCCAAAAGGGAGAGTTGCCATAAAATTCCGAATGTCTGATGATTTAGTTTGTTCGATGATTGATACAACCCTATCAGGGAATTTGTTTAGATCCACGTATGGTCCAATTTGGCTTACTTTATCTTTTGCGGTCGGCTCCGGCTTAGTTTCCGGCGTCACCACGGTACTTCCCGCGTTTTCTCCGCTTGCCTCGCTCGCGCTTGTTTGATAAATCCGCGGCGGATCTTCGTTGTATGTCATGGAGAGCGTTGCCATAACCACCCGGCCTATATCGTCCAACAAAATATCGGTTACGGCGAATTTTATTAACTTTACTTTTGCGGGGCCGAAGCGTTTTTCGCCTATTATAAGCGGCCCCGTTTGACCGACAAGCGCTGACCATGAGTCAATCTCCGATCTTACATTTAAACCTGCTGCTGCGCTTATGGCCGTTGTTAAAGTAAGTTCTTGTGTCTTTTTCCCTAAAACTACACCGCTATCAATTTCAAGTTCGTATGAAGTGGCAAGCGCTTCAAGAGCCATTATCTTTTTTGGACTGACTTCCCATGTTTTGCCCCGCCATGTTGCAATTACCGCCAAAATCATAACCCCCTTAAAATAAAACCGGTATTATCGTCGAATAAAACATAAGCCACAATGTCACCAACGGCATACGCGTCATCAGCTTTTAGTATAGGCGTAAGCAAATCACCGCTTTTATACGGCTTTACCCTAACGCCGCCATCTGTTATTGATGTGACTATACCTTTTGAAATCATTAAACTGACACCCGCTTTGTAAAAAATATTTTCGTTTGCCTTTTTATATAGTCATGCCTAAGCTTATAGATGAACGCGTCGCCATCAAGCGGCCTTAATCCGGCTGTTTTGATATTTGTTACGCTCCCGGCGGCTAAGTCCGGTAAAAAAACACATCGCGCGCTACCGTATAAAATGCCGTTTTGTATTAAGTATTCATATTTGGCGTCGTTGTTTATAAAAATGCTCGCGCTTACCGGTCTATTAAGTAAATATTCTTTGTCATAAATGATAAATTGGTTATCATATACGATCAGCCTATGCCCCTCCGCCTTACATAAATCATAGATAAAATAAACGTCACTCTGGTTATTTTGAGCGACGTAGTCATGTAATTTATCTGGTATTTCATATTTTTTTACGCTATATCCGTATTTTTTTGCTATCTCGTCGATAAGCTGATGCATCCAAACGTTTTCCCACGACTTGAACCGCGCCTCATACATTTCATCGCATACGGACGACGCGGTAAGTACAAGCAAACCATTTTCAAAAACGGATTCTTGTACGTACATAGCGCCGGTTCTCGCATTACCGTCACTTACGGAAATTTTATCGCCCGTTTTTGGAAGCCATAAGCTTGTAGCCGGCACCCTATTGAATTTGATTTTTAACGTATCGGCTTCGCCATCCGCGTGCATTTCATGAATACAGGAATCTAACGAAAGCCTATCTGTAATATCCACATCGTTAAAAATGATATTCAAGCGCTTCACCTCCAAGGTGGGAGAGACGATACGGCGGGAACATTGTCGATGATTGGTAATTTTAGTTTTACCCCGGCGTCAAAGACAAGTACATGCGCGTAACTAAAATTTGCCCTCATTATTTCGGACGCCATTTTTTCATCGCCATATAAGTAAAGCGCCAAAATATCAAAGGTGTCGCCGCTTACTGTCATATAATCAAGAAACCCCAGCTGCATATCTTGCCTTCTTTCTTTTTCTCTTTAACGATTCAAGATAATCGAGAAATTCATTTTCTTCATCTTTTAATTTATCAATTATTTCATCCGTATTTGCGTTACCGTGAACCTCTATATGCGGCGCAAATTGTATACCTCCGATATCATATACAACGCCGCCGCTATTATTTGTCAGTGACGTAAGTGTGTCGGAATCCGAAACGCCTAGCATTTCGCCCGCTTGCGCCCAGTAATTTAGATTTTGTTTCCTTACTGACGGGTCAAAAGATATTACCGCTTCCGTCCCGGCTTCGCCTGCTATTGATATGCCATCGGTAAAACCACCTTTTGCAAGTCTCGGAATAAGCGGGATATCAATGCCCATTCCGCCTACAACCGGAACCCAATCCGGAATTTTAAGCAGGTTTAAACCACTGATAAAAAGATTAATTCCGTCGATAATCCAATTTAACGGAATTTTAAAAACATTACCTAGAAAATTGGCGACCATCGCAAAAAAATCCATTATCGCCTGTCCGCCGGTTTTCAGCGCGCCCACAACTGTATCCCAATTTTGAATAAGTAAAACCAAAACCGTTATTAACGCAATAATCGCAGCGAGGGGGCCGATTGTCATTGCAGCGCCCAGCAATTTTGTCACTATAGTAGCAACAATCATTTGTACTTTATACGCTATAAGCAATCCGATAATAACCGCAAAAGCCACACCAATTATTTTTAACGCGAGTTCGGATTTTGATATCCATCCAACAAAAGCGGCTATTTTTGATATAACGCCTTTTAATAGCCCCACCGCTGCGGGTATAACTTTTGAAGTGATAAAGATAACCACCGGCATTAACTCTTCTAAAATCGCCTGTACGCTTGGTAAAATATCATTGAGAGAATTAAAAACATTATTTGCTACCGGCTTTAATGCTACCTGCATTTGTTGTTTAAGTACCTGCCATTTTTCGCTGTAGTTGTCGGTATCCTCGGCGGCTTTTTGCAATGTTTCGTTACTTAATTCTAACGATTTAGTTAATTCCGTAACGTTAAATGTGCCTTTTCGTACCGCTTTTGCGATGGCAACGCCGCCTTTTGCGCCAAAAACCTGTGTGGCTATGTTGATAGCCTCTGTTTCTGACCGCGCTGATGCAATCTGGTTTTGATACTTTTCCAGCCCATCGGCGGCGCTTAAACCCTCTTTAGCAAGCTGTACAACGCTCTTTTTCATAGCGGCCAAAGCTTCATCAGTGTTAACGCCTTCTTTTTCCATTTGACCGATCAAAGTCGCCGCCGTTTCAAAGCTATAGCCCATACTTTGAAGTTGGGGCCCGAATTTTTGCATTTTACTAAAAAGGTCAGTAAAACCGATGCCCGTTGACTGTGATACTTTGAAAACATAGTCCATAGTCCCGCTCATGCGGTCGGCTTCGATATCCCACTGTTTAAAAGCGCCAGCGGATTCTTCGATTACACCAGATAAATCATCGCCCAAAAATCCACTCGCGAGTATGGCGTTTTTACTTAGTTCTTGCAAGTTTGTCCCCGATATGTCCAAGCGCCGATTATAGCCCGCAATCGCTTTTGAAACGTCTTCCATCGTCGTCGGAACGCTTTTATATACCTCGTCAAAATCCCGATTAAGCGCGGCTAAGGCTTTGCCGGTCGCGCCTGTGCCTATCCTGATTGAATCGGACGCCTTGTCAAACGATTCCCCCAGCTTTTTAAAGGCTTTAACCGCAGAGATAGCCGCGACACCAACCGCCGCGGCTACCGCAAGAGCTTTAATATTTATTTTATCTAAATGGCTCGTCGCGCCTTTAACGGCTTTCCCTAACGACGGGTCAATATTGCCCGCTACGCTAACAACGGTTTGAAGTATCTTGCTTTTTGCCAACGGCTCACCTCCTCTTACGGTATCGTGGAATTTTAGGCGTATTTTGTTTTAGGCGTTTTTGTTCTTCTTTCGCGTCTTCGCAAGCCTCTGCGTAATCTTTTAGAAAATCAATTAACGGTTTTTTTTCAATTTCTGTGATTGATGTATAGTACGCTTTGGCGTAGCTTCTTATGGCTCGTTTGAGGGTTCGTCCGGTAATTGTTCCTCCGAGCTGCTTATAATAAAATTTCGACCTGCTTTCATGACCTCCATGACATCGCGGCCTTTTATACGTTCTAAATCCGAATAGTCAATATCCGGATTTATGGCGATAATCGCCGCAAAGCCAAGATAAAGATGAAGCCCATAATCTATTTCAGCAGCCCCGGCCATATTGCCGTTTTTTCCGGCTTTGGCTTTTTTAGATTCAGCTTCTACAAAAGCGGCCGACGATATTTCATCTAAATCATATGTAAGTTCACTTACGGTTTTACTGTTTATTTGTAACGGATGTATAAGTTTTAATTTTTCGACCATATTGCCTCCTATAAAAGCCCGTTAAAATCTTTAAAGTAGTCCACGCCTTCAATCCTTAGCACTTGGCTAAGCCTATCTATAAGCCAAAGTTCAACCCCGTTTGCAATAAGCTGGAACCGGGACACTTCGATAGTTATTTCATTTTCAGATATTGACCCCGGCTCTAAGCTAAGCCCCGGGATTACTTTGGGTATGCCGCGGACAAACGCTTTACACCCAACCGTCGAAACAATTCCATCTGCTGTTACTGAATCTTGAACCCACCGAAATTCATAATCGTTATTTTTAAATCGGACAAGCTTCGCAAGGCCTAAATCAATTCCGACCTTTGTAATCGTTGCTTCCATCGATTCAAATTGGCCGTTTACAGGTAAAGACATAGTCCCCATGGCTTTGTAATCTGCTGTTATCGGTGTTATCGCCGGAAGTGTCACAGCCGCATCCCTTGCGGCTAAAACTCCGCCGACATAGACGGAATCAGCCACTATTGGCCCATTAAGATCAACCCATTTAGACATTATGCCGCGCCCCCTTCATAATAGATTTGAAATCCGTTGTCGGTATATGCCACATATACAATGGCGGCTTTAAGCGGCGGCGTCGGCGTAACGGGTATGTCCCATCTGAAAACGCCGTTCATTAGGTTTTCAGCCGGATTTTCACTTTCAAGAAAGACTATTTTTGGCGACCCGATAAGCGCACCTATTGCGACAAGCGCGTCAAGCTTCTCTTGCTCCCTGTTTATAATCCTATCCCTGATTTGCCTATCCATAGGCCGTCCGATTATCAAGCCCCATTCACGTTGAAAACTGTTTGTTATATACATAAGCA